AATTTACGCATAGTCATTTATTTATTCGTGTATATAGTAAAAATTCTTGTCAAGCCACGTGCATAAAATATCTTCTTGTTTGACATATCCATATGTATTCAGACTCTGCATTACAGAATCATTCAATAACCCAAGGTCTGCCAAGTCAAACCAGCTTGTGGTGGCGGGGTCCATGGGGGCTATGTCGCTCTTGTAAACGGCTGCAAATAGCCATGGGTCGTTATAATTTTTATAAAAATAAGCGTCCTTACAGTCAAACCCGTTAACAGCCAACATGTACATTAAATTACAAATATTATAGCTATAGTAACAGTGATTATTGAGCCTATTAACCAGTCGATTGTGTCGATATGAAATACTTTGCGGTATAGATAATATCATCATACCATTGGTGTTCATTGTTTGATTCCAGACTTTAAGTGTTTCCATAGGATTGACTACGTACTGGAAGGCATCATGACACCAAATCAAATCAACTTGCCTAGGTATTATACGTTTTTCAAAATTGCCCTCAATAGCTACGACATTCTGAAGGCCAGCGATTGCTGGCTCCAATTTGCTAGTGTCACGATCAACCGCGTAAACGGTATACTTTCTAGGTTCGGGGGGATCGTCACGCGTTTCCAAACTTGCCCACCACTCAACATCTAGGCCACGGCCACAGCCCATGTCAGCAACTACCTCTATGCTGTCTAAAAAACTATCATAAAGATATAATAGATCTAAAACCAAACAACTGTGTTCGTGACTTTCAAATGGATTCTTAAACTGCGCCATGGCGTAATATCTCCAGTACTACTTTCTTTTTATATTGTTCCAACTCTTGCGCAAAAATTTTGCAATTTTCATCTAGCTGCGTCCGGTCCCATGTCAACATCCAACCCAGGCGCCGTGCTTTATTTTCTAATTGGTCTTTTGATATCTGTACGTCTGCTGCGTTGGCGCGCGGCCTAGCATTTCTGCATTTTTCCCAGTCATCTAGCAAGATCTTGGCTTGTTCTTTTGAGTCTATGACCATGTCCTATGCGCCTCTGCGATCCATTCTTGGCCATCGTAGTCACAAATAACCCACTCAACATCGGCAGGTATTTCCACGATCTTAAGGCTTGCAAAACAATCGTTGGCATTTGCCCCAAGTTCCCTAACTACTTGCACTAAATGCTTGTCGTCTCTCGATATGTCTATGCAAGACCAAAAATTTTTATCATCAACAGAATCTTTATACCACGCAGTACAATACCCATACTCATTTTCTACCGGCACCAGGGATATACCGGATAACTCTGCATATCGCGCAATCGCTTTATCGCTCAGTCCAAAACCTCCGAAGCTGGCATTGATAACTATTTGGCGTATGCCAGATAGCCTGGTTATAAATTCGTCGACGTCGTCTGTGGCATCTGTCATACTGTAACGTCTTCCATGCCGGCAACGCGTAACCTAGTAATGTTATTAACTTGGAAACCTTTGGTTTCCAATCCTTTCATGATCCCCAACCAACGATTTCGCAATAGGGCGACTTCATTAATAATTGTTTCAAAATCAATAATTTCATCCTCACCGTCAACGTATTTTTCCGCGTCACGACTTGTCAACGCACGCTGATATGTTTCTAAGTATTTTTGAAAGTATCTTCGCCGCATTTTCCTCAATTGTATATTGAGGTATTCAAGCACGGCTTCAATTTCTTGCAGTTGGTTAAATCTATGCTCGGTGAGGCCTGGCAAATCTTTAAGATTTTTTTCTAACAAGCCTGAGATTGCACAATCGGCCTTGGCCGAATGCAACTCATTTTCGTAATAAAGTATAAAAGCGGGAATTTCGCCCAGATCAGCTACTACTCGGTTATACCACATAATTAGTCATCGTAATCATCATAGTCATCATCGTCGCTGTCATCAAAATCGTCTAAATAGTCCTCCATGGCGCGTCTTAAATATGCGTCTGTGGCTGCAAACTTCTTTAAATCAGAATCTGATAAACCAATATCAATGATATTCCCAACCAAATGATCGGCGGCGGCTTGCCGGTCACGAGATGGAACATACTCTTTGAGTACGCTATACGACTCAACTAATACATCCAATTCTATACTCATTGCCGTAAATTCCTTTATTGTTGTTTAAAAAAGGCAACAACTTTTGCCTGAAGCTGCTTGGCAAATTCTGGTTGTGGAATATTCCAGCCGACAAACGCACCAAGCACGAACCAAAATAATGTCTCTAGCATAATTTATCTCCAAAGTTAATCAGCGGCCGCTGTTTGTTCCACGAGTGACGATTGTTTGTGGTGTGGGTTTGTGGTAATGTCGTGCATTACTTGATCCAAGCAACCATCTTCATTTTTTTCCCATGCTTTGCGGAACTTTTTAATGACATCACCGGACGCTGTTGTGTATTTAAGACTATTACCATCTTTGGTTAACAAATTTTTGCCCTCAAACAAGTCCACTAAACCTGAGTATGGGTTCATCCCCCGCTCGTACGGAATTTTAACTTGTACTGACTCAAATGGCTTTGCGTAGCGTGTTTTCATAATTTTACAGGCCGCACGAATGCCTTTGACTTCACTAATCTTGTTACCGTCCTCATCTTCTTTTAGTTTCAATTTTTTCATTGCAACAACTATTGAACTAGCATAGATAAAGCCCTGACCACCCGATATTTTATCATCGGGGTCGAACATGTCTTGGCTGGCATACGTATGGTTTGTTGCAATTAAGCCAATATTCAAATTACCAAACATATTTACACAGTTGCGAACCAGCGAAGTTAGTGCTTTGGGCTTTCTTCCCATGTCACCTTTCATGTCCCCAGCTTCGAATTGTGTTACATCTGTTGGTGTCAACAGCATACCCAAACTGTCTATCACAAATAGTACCTTAGGCCGCTCGTCTTCGGGCAAAGTTTTGTATTCTTTTACAAAATCAGCCACCACTTTTGCCACATCATCGATCATGGCCATATTTAATTTAAGTAGCTTATCCTCTGAAGTGTCAACGCCGAGGGCATGCAGCCAAGACTCATCAAGAGCATTTTCTGAGTCGATCAAAATCGTATAAATGCCCTGCTGTTGTGCGTTTCTAACGATATTGCCTGAGCAGATAAAACTTTTTCCGGCGCCACTTTCGCCAGCAAACACAGTTACCTTACCCAATGGTATTCCTCTGTTAAAGTCGCCGCTAATTAGATAATTAAGTGCGTAATTATTTGTAGAAATCCAGTCTGTGGGATCATTGAACCCTACCGAAATTCCTTCAATATTTTTTGTAATGCTTTTGCGAAATTTACTTACATCAAACGGTTTAGCCATATCGTATTTCCCCATAGAAATCTAGGGGGCAGTACTGCCCCCTAGGCACCAACATTATACTTGCTTTTGACGATTGCGAATCATTGCAAGGATATCTTCGGCTCTCTGCGACGAGGCCTTAGGTGTTACCACCGGCGCGTCGGCCGCGGTAGGTTCCTCTGCCTTTTCTACAGGTTTTTGTGTGGCGATTGGCGCCGCTTTGGTCGGGGTAGAAGCACCCATGTCTTCATCTGACACCTCTACCGCTGCGTGGGACGACCCGCCAAAAGACCCGCGAGGTTTAAAATACTGCCCCCAGCGTTCCATATCGTATGCTTCACCGTTGACCGAAGCTTCAAACATTTCTTTCATAACACGAAGCTCAACGTCAGTTGGTTTCTTGGGTAGGAATTCTGCGAGGTCAAACAAGCCATATTGTTCAATAGCGGCTTGCTCTACAGCCGTTAATGCCGACTCTTTTCTTGCCCATTTTGAAGTGGAGTAGTCGGCGTATCCGCCTTTGCTAGTCTTAATTACTTGGAAATCAATACCGGCCTGATAGTCTGTGGGCAATTCCTCCATTTCAGGATCCATCAGTGCGGCCTTAATAATGTTAAAAATTTGCGGGCTGATAATAAATCTGCGAATTGGATTTTCTGGGGATTGGTCATCGCTTAGTGGGTTCTCACGCACGAACCCTTGGAATAAATAGCTACGCTTTTTCCAGTACTTGCGTCCCAAATCCTCTAGGCTGGGATCTTTAAACCATGTACGTACTTCAGCGAGAATTGGGCAAGAATCGCCCCACATTTCAACGCAGGGGACCTGCACGTTAACCGGCTTGGATTCTGACTGGCCTTTGACGCCAGCAAAGGGTAGATTGATCATTGCTCGTTCAACCCAAAAGAATGAGTTCTTCGTGTTCCCATCTGGTAGGAAACGAATTCTTGCGGTAGAGCCTTCGGGAATATTCCAGTGTGCGTAAATTGCGTTATCGCCAGTACCAGTTTGCTTAGTACCGCGATTTTCTTGTGCCTGTAGTTTTGCACGAATTTCAGCCAATGATGTTGCCATAATGTATTCTCCTTAATGATGTGCCATAATGTGTGCCTAAATGCATACACCTTAACAGTATATGCTAACTTATTTAGCTTTACAAGTATTTAGGTAAAAGTTTGTTTACCGTTTTAGACCAGCAAGATACCGAATAAAATCGACACTTTCTTCGGTGTGTTGAGTTTTTAATTGTTCTTCCATATCCGGCCCAGATTCTGAAACAAAGTCTAATTTGTCAGCTATATCGGGTCGATTATCCTGCACCCATTGATATATTA